AAGAAACAAAGGTGAAATGCAACGCAAGGCAGGCAACCTTGGTCGTGAAGTAGTTTCAACTCCCAATACCAAGAAAAATGCACCAAAGAGAGATGCTGCCATGAATAGAATGAAAAAACTTGTAAGTGCAATTGCTCGTGATGATGAGGAAAAGAGATTTAAAACAATTGGACAATCCCCTTTACACAACTCTTACGAAATGGAAGAAGGCATGTCCATGAAGGACTTCAAAGCAAATCGTAAAAAGAATGAACGTAAAGCTGCTTCTACTGATTCTGAGAGGAGAAGTCTTGTAGGTAAGGAATGGCACAATACTGGTAGAAAATACACTCCAGATGAAGCAAAGTCTCGTCGTGCAAATATGTCCGATGATGATAGAGCAGCAAGACACCGTGCTGCTGTAGATCCTGATGATGATCGTGATGAGAATACATACTCAGCAGACAGAACGAAGAATCCCAAGAAGCAACGTAAGCAGGCTGCTATGGGAGAAACAACACCAACAAATAAAAAGGAAGGTTATGCTTATGACAATCAAGAAGAAGTTTCAAAAGAAAGCAATCAAAGCATCGCAGAAACCGAAACTAACTTCTTGACATTTGGACAATTTACTGAGCAAGCAGCAAATCCTGCACAACAGGCAGCTATTGCAATCGCTAAAAAGAAAGGAATGAAAGAAGCAAAGTATTATGATCCAATGGAAGATCCTGATTTTGATCCACACGAAGCAGAAAAAAATAGAGGAGTATCTGGTAAGAACAATCCAAAAGGAGGTAAGAAACCAAAAGGAATGAGGGAAGCAGTAGAAGAACTTGATGAGGCAGGTAAAAGGTGTTGGCCTGGATATAAAAAGAAAGGAACACAAAAAATATTTGGGAAGACTTATAATCGTTGTGTAAAAGAAGAAGAGGTTGAGAATCTAGATGAGCTCAATCGTTATGAAAAAGAAACTGGCAAAGATCTAAAAACAGGTAAACCAGTAACTAAAGGTGGCACTTTGGGTGGTGATGATACTCATTCAAAAGTGATGAGACACATGCATAGTGTTATGGGCCCTGGCAGAATGGGTGCAGGTGGTGCTATTCAATCAAGAGGAAAGAAAAAGGATAGAGGCGGTCCTACACCTGGACCTACTAAAACTCCTGCACAAAAGGTAGCACAGCGTCGTGCTGAAGTTGCTAGATCAAAAGCAATGCAATCCTCAAGATATGATTGAGCCTATATAAGATAAACGCCTATCTAGGAGGAAACCATGGGAGCAGTTGTCGCTTTAGTAAAACCACTTCTTATGCAACTTGCTACAAGTCCTGCAGTTAAGAATCTAGTTATTTCTCTTCTTGAGAAGTATGTAAAGTCTACTGATAATAGTGTTGATGATGTACTTTTTGCAACTGTTAAAGATGCACTCTTTAAAGCACAAGCATGATTACTTGTTTAGTGACCAATTGGGGAGTAACTGTCATTTTGGGGTTACTCCTTTCTTTGTCAGAGTGGATGGCAAAGACAAATAAAACAGAAGCTAATGGAATACTGGACTTTACACAGTTATTTCTAAAAAAGGTATTGCATAAATAATACACAGGATATTAAGTTTATTGGAGTAAAAGATGTCTCTTTACGGAAGAACCGACTCAAACACAAATAAAACAAAAGCTGGAATTGGTGTTGCGGCATCGTCAATCACACCTACGATTGTTTTTGTTGATGAAACAGAAGCAGCATTAAATGAAAACCGCACCCGTGGTATTGACGGACCTGGTTGGTGGTCCTATTCCACATATACTACAGAAGCTGGTGATACCCGCCATAAAGCAGAAAAACTTGTAGCACTTGCTGATCCTGATACCAATGCTAATGAGACTCAATCTGACGATACTATCGCAGCAGATGTAGCATCGGCAGTAACCATCACTGGACAACCTGCTAACTCCACTTCTTCTAGTGGCGCGGGCACATTCACTGTTACCACCAGCACCACTGGCACACCTGGATCTCTCACCTTTAAGTGGCAGCGTCAAACTTATACTGGTACAACTTGGAAGGATATTACAGCATCTCTTGACTCTGGAATTACCTATGCAGGTTTCACAACTGCAACTCTTTCATATAGTGGACTTACTGGTACAAGTAAGAATGGTTATAAGTATCGCGTGAAGATTACATCTGCAGGTGGTACTGAAGAGATCATTTCTGATGGAGCTGCTACCCTCACATTTGGCACCTAATAGCATATGAATTTCAGCGAATTGAATGAAGGCAACTACATTCTCTTCGCTATGAAGCATTATGAAAATCCTCACTGTGTAACCAGAGAGGATTTTGATGAAGATATGAAGAGGTTTAAATATCTAAAAAGATTATTTAAAAGATATTTGAAAGGTGGGTTGCTTAGGACCCACCTTATTATAAACCACCTGATTATTCTCTATAATGTTTTTGGCGAAGCGACTACACCCTTACTTTTCTTCAAATTAGAAAGGGAATATTGGTGCATACTAAAAACTTTTTTGCTTTTCTTAAATAAATATCCAATAGGTATGATGCCAGATTTAGATATTGATGAAGACATACAAGAGGAATTATACACAATATGAACGAAGAATTAATGACAACTGGATTTACTGGCGGAGACTCGGCAACTGGTCCTACTGCTGGAATGGATCCTGTCATGAGATTTCGTAAAAAAAGAAAGAAGTCTAAACTACCTGAGCAGGCGGTACCTTCTCGTCTATTTCAATATAAGGTTTCTATTCCTACTGTCGGAGATACAGTTCTCTATGCAAATTCTCCAGCAGAGTTGATGCAAAAACTTCGTTTACTAATCAATCCTCGTTATAGAGGTGAGATTAACATTGAGCGTATTATGCCTGTTAATGCAGCTAAATTTTTCATGGATAAAAGGAGTAAGCACATGCGTAATATGCAAGAGCAAGACGATAAAGCTCTTCAACAACAAATAACTGCCCAGCAGGTTGCTCTAGAGAAGCAAAAAGTGCAGGCAAAGGTTAAAGCAATGCAAATGCAATTACAGAAAAAAGCTGCTGCTCTAAAAGCAAAGGCCAGGGTCGGTGGAGCACAACAGAGTGTAGACCAGGGGTAATATGTTTGGGATTGGTAAAGACCTAGAAGTTTTAGAAGCCAAGTTTCAAATATATGAAGATCTCTCCAAGGAGATGCTTGACAAACTTGAGAGAGCAGTAGATAAAATCAGTGAGGGTAACCAAGCAGTTGCCCTTATATTAGAGCGTCACGAAAATAGATTAGAGCAGTCTGATAAAGCAGATGCTGCGATCATAGAATTAATTAAAGGAATTAATTCTAAACTAGACAAGCTCGAAAAAAGAATTGACGATCTTTCAAAATTTCGTTGGATGACTATTGGCGTCGCTGCTGCTGCTACTGTTGTTATTGGTTCAGCTACATTCTTTGGTAATATCTTGACAGTGGGCAATGGAAATGGTAACCTAGGAATTCCTCAAGAACATCTTAAGTGATTGATAACCTTTTTCTGAATCGTGTATCTTGTCGTCTTGACAAGTTTAAGCGGATAAGAGATGGACTGTACACATTCCGATGCCCCTATTGTGGTGACTCTCAAAAGCACAAAAATAAAACCAGAGGATACTTCTACGAAAAAGGCAGTGGTCTCTCATTTAAATGTCACAACTGTGGGGTTGGTAGGTCATTTGGAAATTTTTTGAAGGACCATGCTAACGATGTATATGATGAATACGTCATGGAAAGGTATCAGCGTGGACTGACGGGAAAGCATAGAAATGTTGCTAATCCTAAAATTAATTTTGAGAAACCAAAATTTGTAAAAAGACAAACAGATCTTCCTACAATTGAATCACTAAATAGTGATCACCCAGCAAAAAAATATCTGCTAAACAGAGGTATACCTCAAGCATTTCTAAAAGACTTATATTGGGCAGATGAATTTGTTTCTTGGGCAAAACAGCAAAGATCGGGAATATTGTCAGATGTGAAAAAAGATCATTCTAGGATTATCATACCACTTCTAGATAAAGACAAGAATTGGTTTGGATTTCAGGGAAGATCCATTGATCCTAAGAATCCCCTTAGGTACATGACAATTATATTAGATGAAAATAAACCAAAACTTTTTGGATTGGATAGAGTTGATGAAACAAAAACCGTATACATTACTGAAGGACCGTTTGACTCACTCTTCATTCGCAACGCGATTGCTATGTGTGGAGCTGATGTTAATCTTGACGACTGGGGGTTTGGCGATCGTGTTTGGATCTATGATAACGAACCACGAAATAAAGAAATTGTCGCCCGATATGCCGCTACTATTGATAGAGGAGAAAGAGTCGTCATCTGGAATTCTGAGGTAAAGGAGAAAGATTTGAATGATATGGTTATTGCTGGCCGAGATGTACAACATGTGGTAGAATCAAACACCTATCACGGACTAGAAGCAAAAGTAAAATTATCTGAATGGAAGCGAGTATGAGTAACGGCATCAAAGTTGTCAAAAGAAACAGTCAAACTGAATCTCTCAATCTAGATAAGATTCACATAATGGTAGAACATGCCTGCAAAGGTCTTGCTGGTGTTTCTGAATCACAAGTTGAAATGAATGCAGGTCTTCAATTCTTTGATGGTATTGAGACTAAAGACATTCAAGAGATTCTTATTCGATCTGCAAATGATCTTATTTCCCTAGAATCACCAAATTATCAGTTTGTTGCTGCTCGTCTTTTGCTATTCAGTTTGAGGAAAGCAGTTTACAATGGACACCCAGATGGACACCCAACACTGTTGGAGCATGTACAGGGATGTATAGAGAAGGGAGTTTATGATCCTGATATACGATCAAAGTATACGAATGATGACTGGGATAAATTGAATAGTTTTATTGATCATGGGCGTGATTATCTATTTACTTATGCAGGAATGCGTCAGGTTGTGGATAAGTATTTGGTCCAAGATCGCAGCACTGGACAGATCTATGAAACGCCTCAATTCATGTATATGTTGATTGCTGCAACTTTGTTTCAAGATTACGATGCCCCACACAAAATCGATTATGTCAGACGCTACTACGACGCGATCAGCAAGCACAAGATCAACATCCCAACTCCCGTCATGGCAGGAGTTAGGACAACTCTCAGACAATTTGCAAGCTGTGTTCTTGTTGATGTTGATGACACCCTCGACAGTATCTTTAGCAGTGACATGGCTATTGGCAAGTATGTTGCTCAAAGGGCAGGCATCGGTATTAACGCGGGTCGAATCCGTGGTATCAACAGTAAAATTAGAGGCGGAGAGGTTGCCCATACTGGCGTTGTACCGTTCCTCAAAAAATTTGAGGCAACTGTCCGATGCTGCACTCAAAATGGCATCCGAGGTGGATCTGCTACGGTCCACTTTCCAATCTGGCATCAGGAAATAGAAGATATTATTGTATTAAAAAATAACAAAGGTACGGAGGATAACCGTGTTAGGAAACTTGATTACTCGATTCAACTTAGTAAACTCTTCTACGAACGATTCATCAAGAATGAATCAATGCATCTTTTCAGCCCTCATGATGTCCCTGGTCTTTACGCCGCTTTTGGCACTCCTGATTTTGACACTTTGTACACAAAATATGAAGCAGACCCAACCATCCCCAAGAAATCTATTAGTGCTCAGCAACTCATCTTGGATTTGTTAAAGGAAAGAGCAGAGACTGGTCGTATTTACATTATGAATATTGATCATTGCAACTCCCATTCATCTTTCAAGGATAAAGTTTACATGAGTAACCTGTGTCAGGAGATTACTCTGCCTACAGACCCCATCAACCACATAGATGACGCTGATGGTGAGATCGCTCTCTGCATTTTATCTGCCATCAATGTAGGTAAACTAAAGGGTCTTGATGAATTGGATAGTCTTTGCGATCTTGCAGTACGAGGGTTAGATGCATTGATTGATTACCAGGGATATCCAATTATTGCTGCTAAGCAATCCACACTCAATCGTAGATCTTTAGGTATTGGATATATTGGTCTCGCTCATTACCTTGCAAAGCACGGCGTTAAGTATGATCAGCAAGCAGCATGGAAACTGGTGCATGAGTTGACCGAGAGATTCCAATATGCTCTATTGTCATCCTCAAATAACCTCGCAAAGGAAAAAGGTAAATGTGGATACTTTGATCACACAAAATATTCTGACGGAATTCTTCCGATAGATACATACAAGAAGGAAGTGGATGATATTGTACCGAATGACCTATTATGTGATTGGGAATTATTGCGGGAAAATATTAAACAGTATGGATTGCGTCACTCAACCCTATCCGCACAGATGCCATCGGAAAGCAGCTCCGTGGTGTCAAATGCGACAAATGGAATCGAGCCACCTAGAGATTACTTGTCTATTAAGAAATCAAAGAAGGGGCCTCTTAAGCAAATTGTACCGCAATACACAACTCTTAAAAATAACTATACGTTGCTTTGGGATATGTCTGGGAATACTGGGTATATTAATGTTGTTGCAGTTATGCAGAAATTCTTCGATCAAGCGATTTCTGGAAACTGGTCCTATAATCCAGAGCATTACGAAGACTCTGAAGTTCCTGTTAGTATAATGGCACAAGACTTATTGAATACTTATAAGTATGGTTGGAAAACTTCTTATTATCAAAACACCTATGATGCAAAGAAGGATGCTCCTATTGAAGTCGAAATTAATGTTGACAAACTAATCGAAGATCTACTACAATCGGAGGAAGAAGACTGTGACAGTTGTAAAGTCTAAGCGAGTAAGAGGTATGACCGTATTTAACAAAAACAAAGTAGACACTAAAAAGCAACCAATGTTTTTTGGTGCTCCTCTTGGGGTGCAAAGATATGACACCTATAAGTATCCTGTCTTTGATAGACTCACTCAACAGCAACTTGGATACTTCTGGAGACCTGAGGAGGTCTCCCTCCAAAAAGATCGTGCAGATTATGCCAAGCTCACCGAGCAGCAAAAACATATCTTCACTTCCAACTTGAAGTATCAGATCATGCTTGATTCTGTGCAGGGTCGTGGGCCTGGTATGGCATTCATCCCCTACTGCTCGCTACCTGAATTAGAAGCATGTATGACTGTATGGGAATTTATGGAAATGATTCACAGTCGCTCATATACTCATATCATCAAGAATGTATATTCAAATCCTAGTGAAGTATTTGATACAATCTTAGATGATGAGAATGTTCTTGAGAGGGCAGCATCCGTAACAGAATCTTATGATGATTTTATTGAGTCTGCTCACCAATATGATAATGGAAATAGTTGGAGATTTGCAAATGAAGGAGTTTCTCTAGGACTTTATGATCGCATAGAATTGAAGCGTAAACTCTATAGAGCAGTTGCCAACGTTAACATTCTTGAAGGTATTCGCTTCTACGTTAGTTTCGCTTGCTCTTTTGCATTTGGTGAAAACAAACTCATGGAAGGATCAGCAAAGATTCTTTCTCTTATTGCTCGGGATGAGAATCAGCATTTAGTCATCACTCAAAATATTCTTAATAAATGGATTGAGGGAGATGACCCAGAAATGGTAGAGATTGCTAAGGAAGAGAAGGGATATGTGCTTGATATGTTTACTCGTACAGTAAACGAAGAAAAGCGTTGGGCACAATATCTCTTTAAGGATGGATCAATGATCGGTCTTAATGATCGTCTACTCAATAATTACGTTGAGTGGATTGCTAATCGTCGTATGAAAGCGATTGGATTTGATCCAATCTATGATGTGCCTGCAAAGAATAATCCACTACCCTGGACTGAGCACTGGCTCAACTCAAAGGGGCAACAAAATGCACCCCAAGAAACGGAGATTGAAAGTTATGTCATCGGAGGAATCAAACAAGACATCACAGAAAATACTTTCGCAGGATTCAGTCTCTGACACCTGGGAAAATCTTCTTGATACTGCTGGTCAACTCACACCTGATGTTTCAGATATTATTTGGGCAGCAGAAAAAAAGAAGGCATTAAAAAATATTGAGACTGTATCTGAGTAAACCAGATTTTATACAGGATCTAAAATAAATAGTAATGTAGCAAATGCTACTTTCTCAATAATATTGAGAAATACGTTCATTCGCTATTTGCGAATAGCGAACGGAAGTAAGCCGACTCGGAACGGATCGTTCATCTATGGAAATCATTCTCTGGACTTGCGTTGAAGCTCAAAAGCTTATTAACAATGCCCTTATCTCTAAATCAGTTTCTGATCAGGTAAAGGCAGAGTTAGTTGAGATTTATAAAGAACACGCACCAAAGACTTGTAAATTCATAGACGCAAAAGCCGACTGAAGGAACGCTCTTTAACCTCAAAATCTAAGGAGAAACCTAATGTCGAAAGTAGTATACCGTGGCGTTGAGTATGATACTGTACAACGCCGTCAAGCACAAGCACAAGTGCAACAACAACCTCAACAATACAATGAGACCTACCGTGGGGTCAAATTTGTAAAAGAGGGGAAGCAGGGATGACAGCAACCTATCGTGGTGTGAAG